CTGCTGCAAGTGTTGCTTTACCACCGACATTTTCATCAAACCCTAAGAATGCTTTTGGGACTCTTAGTGATGATAGTAGTTTGTTTTTTAAGTATTCGACGTCTTCTGTTGAATCATAATCAATACCACTCAACTCATCTATCTGTGTTCCACTATCTGAACCACGAACTGGTAAGAAGAAGTCTTCTGTTAAGTTTTGCATATTGTATTTTAGATTATATTCACCTGATGCTTCATCAAGGAATGGTGTTTTCTTCATCTTGTTGATGATTCTTTGCATATAATTATCAACTTCATTTGGTGGTATATTACCAATGTCTATTTTGAATACTCGTTTAGAAGGTGCTCTCATAATTCTGTGAATTAACATAGCGTCTTCCATAAGTGTTAATTGTTTCCAAACCTTTCTTGTAGCTTCAATCATAGATTTACCATATGGTAAAAAGTTACTATCGTTTGCTAATCTGAAGTGTGCTATTTGGAAGTTCTCAAATTCTATTTTTCCTTGACCACTTGGCTTTTGACCAAAATATGGGTGTGCTCCCTCAATGGATTCCATATAGAATTTAGTGTAATAAGGATTTTCAGGGTCTTCTCCCTCTGCTCTTATTATTTCATAAGGTGATAATGGAACTACATTTGTAATTCCGTATTTTTCATTAATATCTAAGTGTAAGAAAAAGTCTCCATACTTAACCATATTACGAACCCAAGGCCATAGGTTGAACTCAATGTTCATTATGTCATAGAATAAATTGTTTAATATTTCTTTAATGTTTTCGTTATCCGTTTTAACATCAATGACTTTTCCATATTGACCTTTCATAGTTGACTCATCTGAATATATATCCAATGCAGAAGATATGATTGGGTCTGAATCCATTGATTCATAATCCTTAAACAATGCTAATCTTGCCGCCATAACTTGATGAACGGTTGAATAACCTGTTCCTACTAAATCTAAGTTAGTATGTAACTTAGAATATCTATCAACAAGATGACTCTTGACTTGTTTTTGTACTTGGTCCGTATCGGCTATCTTTAATTTTTTACCACCGACATTTCTTACGATTACATTTGTACTAAATAATCGTCTCAGTCTTCCAAATAATGTTGTATCTGCCATTTTTTCCTCACTTTACAAGAGCCACTCTAATGACTCTTTCTCTTTACCTGTTTCCCAATCCCAACTATCATTTTTGTTGATGTCTTCATTGGTATATACACCCTCATTATCCATCATACGATTGAGAGTTTTCTTTGTTAATTCCACACCTTGTGTTCGTAATCTTAATGCTGTATCACGAACCCAAAGTCCAATAGCAAAAGACATTACAAGGTCATCATTGTATCCTCGCATTGCTTCTGCTCTGTTATTTATATAGACAAAAGTCTGTAATTCATCAATCAAACGATTGCTACGAACCACTACACTTTCCTCTCTAAAAAATTCTTCTAACTTACTAATAATTAGTGGTCTGGTCTTAGAAGTCGTTGAAAAACCAGCAACCATTTTCCTTTCTTCACGATAATGTTTGTTCGTCACTTGGTGTTGAACATCAACATATTGTAAGTCTTTACTTGTATAAAATAGATTAGGGTAATCCCTATCTATAATTTGTTGGATTGTTGCCCAACCAATGTTATTATTCTCTACAATTAGTAGAGCGTCATTATATTCTGTTGATACACTTACCAACATATTTCCAAAGTCTTTTGTATTGATACGACCCTTGTATTCTGCCACTTGAGTTAAACTTTCTAATTCAATAATGTGAAACGCAGAGTAGTCTGCACTATCTCCACGACCAACATCAGCACATACAATGTAGTCTTTATTGTAGTTTGGTTGTTCCCAAACCCACATATTACTATCGATACCCCTTTTTTCAACTGGCTCTATACAATGTGATTTTCTTAAATTCTCTAATACTACAGCGTCAATCACACCTGTTCCAGATGTTAAGAAGTCACAATCACACTCTTGAGCTGCATTTGCTGGTCCAAGTAATGTATCTTGTTCTTTTCTCCAATCTTCTTCTCTGTCTGGATGAACCGTCCAATGTAATTTAATTGGATTAAACATACCACGAGCTTCTTCAGCGTCTACCCAATTCTTATGAAACCAATTACCCACACCATTTGGTGTTGACAATGCAATACAACTACCACCAGTAGTCAATGTGGATTGTGCTGCTGTCCATATGTCATCAATCTTATCAATGAATGCCGCCTCGTCCAATATCAATAATGATAGAGCTTCTGAACGAGCTGCTTCTGGACCTGATGATACTGCTTTAATCTGTGAACCATTCATATATCTTAGGTTCAGTTTGTTATCCTCAACACATCTTTGTTTTAACCAACTCGGTAGATTTGCGTGCATAACACGAACTTTCGTTACCAAGTTTTTCGCTACTTCTTGTTTGGTTGCAATTACCAAAACATTTTTGTCTTGGTGAAAAGTCATCATCCATAAAGCATACCCTGCTGTTAATGTTGATATTCCTAACTGACGAGCTTTTAAAATAATATTAAACCTATTGTCTTTAAATTCTCGCACTGATTTTTCTTGAAAATCATATAGGTCAAAGTTTATTTTACCTCGTATCGGGTGTTGTATCATACAATACTTTTTCATAAAGTATGCCGGGTCTTGTGCAGACTTGACATATTCTTGTTTGATTACTTCTTTTATCTGTTCTGCCATTAGTCTACTATTTGACCTGCAAGTTTAACTGAACCTGCTGTTGCAACTACTCCAAATGTAAAGTATAACCACTTGTTTTCATACCATTTAGGTTGGACAAGTTTTACTTTCTGTTCGAGTAGTTGGTTGGTGTCTTTAAGTAGATTAATTTGTAGAGTTTTATTAGCAATCAACATAGAATCTATTGCAGAGTTTTCTTCAAAGAGTTGTAATTGTGATTCCAAATCTCCTACTAAGGAAATATTCAAACTATCTTTTAGTTCTAATTCCATAATAGTATTAGTGAATCCTAAAACTTCTTCCTCTGTAAAGGTATAGGTTTTAGTTGTATCAACTTCTTGAGCGAATAATCCCCCGAGTAATAATATGTATATAATATATCTCATATATATAAGTATCTAACTTATTTACTAAACTTCTTTAAAAATTTTACTGCTTCATCGGCATTATCTTCTTTTACTGCTTCTGATGCTTTTTCAAGTTGTTTTTTAGTAGTAGTTACTTTTCTTTTTAATTTAGCTACTTCTTTTTTGTTAACTTTCTTCTTTGACTCAAGAACTTTTACTTCTTTTTCAAGTTCTTTAACTTCATCATCTTTAACTTTGATAGCTTTATCAAGTTCTTTAACTTCTTTCTTTTTATGTGCACTTGCTGCAGCGAATAGTCCACCTATTACTGCCAATAGTCCAAGTAGTTTTTTTAACATTATTGTGCTCCTGTTAGTTGTTGTTCTGCTTTTTTTACGACTTCTTGTTTTTCTTTTATGAAATCTCTTGCTTCTGAAATGGTTTTTGCAAATTCAGTTTCACCCATTTCCCATTTTTCTTTTTCAAGTTCTGGTGTGTTTACACCAACTTGGTTAAAGAATTCTTTTTTACCACCGGTTTTCTCAAAGTCATCTAAACTTTGTTCCATATCTTTTAAGTATGATTTCTGATTTGCTAACATTTTTCTTTCAGCGTAATCATTAAATTTACCTTCTACTTTAAGTTTGTTTTCAATTTCTATTTGACAATCAAAACAATGTCCCATCATTCTCCAAAACTTATCATCGAGTTTTTTCTTCATTGCTTTATCACACTTAGGACAAAAGAATGGCATTCTAACCGATGCCATAACATCAGTTAAATCTGATTTTCTTGTTTCTCCACCAAGATTTTCTTCTTTGCCTTCGTATCCTACTTGAACATACTCTTTTGTATGCTCTTTTCCTGACATTAAATCTTTTAATGCCTTATTCTGTCTATCTGCTTCTTTACTATATCCTGCCATTATAACTCCTTAAAATCTTAAACTACCTAATATTTGGTTAATTGGTGCAAATGCTCCTGTGAATTTGTATATATTACCTTTGTATTTAAATACCAATCCCTCACTTGGAACAATAGCACTTGAACCACCAATAGCTTCTAATTTTTCTATTTGTATTTTTAATTTTTCTAATTTTGCCAGATTATCTGGTTTTTGTAAATCTTTTAATGCAATATCAACGTCTTTTTTAATTTTTTGGACTGCTGCTTTTGGTGATACTGCTAAGAAACCTGACATATTCTTTAATATTTCTGCTCCGACTTGAAAGAATAATATCTCAAATGGTTTAATATTTTGTTTAAACATTTTCGTATGGTCAAGTTTATCAGTCTTTAATATCCAATCAACAAACTTTGGACTATTTTTAAAGTCTTTTTTAATTTGTGGTATTTTATAAGACTTATCAAAAAATGCCCAACGATTAGTTAAGTTTACTAATTGACTACTTGTTATAGATATGTTGAATTGTTTTGCTGCATTAAAAATATATTCTCTCCAAAATGATTCGTGATACTGACCTAATCTGTCTGAATCCTTTAGTGCATATTGTCCTTGTAATTTATTCAACCTACCCAAGAAAGAACTTTTCTTTGCTCCATAGTTTTGAACTTTACTCGTCTTTAAGAAATTAGGTTTACTAATTCTAAATGTTTTTTGTATATTTTGATTTATTTGTTTTATCATACCTTGTAACATACGAGCTGCCTCTTTTGAGTATCCCTTTGCTCTACCTGTTCTATCGTATTCGGTAGTTCCGTGGAATACAATCTCTGCGACATCATAGTCAATAATATTTGCTGTTTGTGGATATATAACCTCTAAATTCATCCATTTGGTTCCATTACCAAATACTTTTTTCTTTTGTGCTTTAGACAAGCCACCTATTGACTTTTCTAAATCTCTCATCGCTCCAACGAATGCAGTTTTAATATTACCTCTACCACTAAACATATTAGCGATACCTGCGGTTGTTGGTGCAGTTTTACCACCATTTTTTAGGTGTCCTTTGTTTCGGGCTGCTTTTAACTTTCCGTCAACCCAACTTACCATTAGGTTTTGTCCGTCAAGTTTTTCAGAAACTCTATCTTCACGATTAAGGTTTCCACTTAACCCTATAATAATTATGTTCTTCAAGTCTGAAAACGTCAAATTATTATCATCAAATGGATGATTCATATGTCCGTATGCCCCACCTTCTATTAATAAGTTGACATCTTCCATAAATGACTCTTTAATTTTTGTTACAAAATCTCCATCAGAATTTACAAATTCCAAATCACTATCTTGTATGTTTCCGTCTTTTACTGATTCTTCTCCAAAGTATTTAACAACTTCCCAACCTAATTGTTTTATTATTTTATTCATATCAGATTTATATTTAGGAAATGGATTATCTACTGATGCTGTATTTTTTCTACTTTGGTTTATAGTTCTTCCATAAGTTACGGTTGTGGTACGGTCTTGTTCATAGTCATCTGCTTCAATCGTAAATGCCATATCCAACGAATCTCTGACTGGAAATCCTATAACTTCCCAATTTAATATTTCTGCGTGTTCTGGTGATACTCTAAAGTAATCATCTAATGAACCAAAGAAATCATACATACCTTCGTCTGACATATCACTTGCGTTTACACTTGTTCCAAAACCACTAACTTCTTTTATAATTTTTTTTACATTTGGTTGTTGAAAAAACTCAAATAACTTACCAAATCTTGAAGTCATTGTTTCATAAGTTGACTTATCAAAGTATCCAAAGGTTTTTTTAAAGATTTGTTCTCTTTTCTTTTCATCAAACTTTGGACTACCCAATAGATTTCTTATCTCTGTTCCACTTGATATACCACTAACCTTTTGGTGTGGTGCAATAAAAACATATCCGTGTTCTTCGTGTCCTTTTAGATTTCTGATATTTTTCTTAAAGTCTTGAAAGTAAGTTAATCCACCTGATTTCTTTTTACCTGTTGGAATTCGTTGTCTGTCTTTTTGTCCAACTGCATAAACCACCGCTGTATCTTTGGAAAGTTTTTTTAACGCATTGATTGCTATATAAGGACTTTTCTCTTGTATGATACTACTACTTGGTATTCCCATTTTCATCATATGTTTTTTCTTTTCTTGAAAACTTAATGGGTGTCTTGGCATTTGTTGTATTGTTGATGTTGTTATGTAGACTTTGTCAAATTGTTTTGATAATGA